GGGGAGGGTGATGGAAAGGTCAGCGGGTGAAACCCTTCTGCCGAATTCAAGAAACTGTTCGAGGGTATCAAAGCCAAGGGCCTTAAAAATGCCGACCTGCTTATTTGGCTTTGGGCACTTTTTAAAGTGGATTATTTCAGACAGGTAACCACCACTTATCTTCGCCTTATCAGCAAACTTCCCATATTGCCTATTCCAGTGCCTTTCCACAAGACATCTTGTAGCAGCCATAAAAGCTATTTCTTGTTCAGTAAAATCAGCCATGTAGACCATATTATTTTTCTCCACAAGAAAAAGAAACAAAAAAACTTTCGCCATTGGCAAAAAAAAGTATTGACATTGATGCATACAGTCAGCTAAAGTTTCGCCCATGAAAAAGACAACTCAATCATATCTTGCCAAGAAAGCCGAAATATCAGATGCTTTCTTGAGTGAAGTTTTAGCTGGCAAAAAATCCCCTTCATGGGAGACAGCTAAAAAACTTTCAAATTTTTCAAAAATACCTGTTTCAATGTGGATGGAGAGCAAAACTTGTCACGAAGAAATCAGAGAAAGGCTGAACAAGAGATGGCGTCGAAAGAAATCACAGTAACATTTAAAACATCAGAGGCATTGGCGGAAATGCTCCGCGAAACAATGATGGATACCGACAAAAACAAGTCTGAAATCATCCGGTGTTGCTTGCTTCTCGGCCTTAACACCGTTCGAGCGTGTCCTTCCCTTGTTCACAGATTACAAGTTGAAGATATGCGGAGCAATCATATTAACAAAACATAAAAGTAATACGGGCTATCTGGTCGCACGGAAATGCCATGAAGGGGGGTAACAAAATTGGGACTGGAATTTGAAATAAGAGATGAGTTCAAAACGTTTATCAAGCGACCAAGCGAAGAAGAGGTCATGGTCCTTGAAGAACAGATTTTAAGGGACGGTGTGTTACATCCTCTTACTGTGTGGAAAGAGGAAAACGTTTTGATAGACGGTCACACGCGTCTGGAAATCTGCAAAAAGCACAACATTAAATACGAGGTTCAAGTTGTTTCGCTTAAAGACAAGGATCACGTAAAAGCATGGATGGCCAAAAACCAGATTGGCCGACGCAACCTGAAGCCAGATCAGATCCAATACCTACGAGGGTTTCACTACAATGTTCTGAAAAACGATCTTGGAGCGCAGAAGGGGAGCACACATAATCCAAGAGGCATTGGTGGCAAGTCAAACAAAAGTGACTTTGATAAAGTGGAAAAAATTTCCACTTTAGCAAACCACGACACCGGGCCCTCCATCACAAAGACGGGTGAAAAGATCGCAGTCGAAACGGGTGTGACTGAAAAAACAGTCCGGAATAATGCCAAATTTGCAAGTTCAGTTGATGCGGTAGCATCCATGTTTAAGGAAAAGCAGAATGAAATCAGAAACCAGATTTTGGATAACGAAATCAAAATTACCAAAAAGGCTCTTGGTGAAATCGCGCTTTTAGTTTCTGGCGAAGATCTCGATGGGGCGATGAAGATGTTCCTGGAAGAAACAAATCCAAAAAAGAAAAAACCAAGAAAAAAGACAAAGGAGGTGAAGAACAAAAATAATGATTTTGAAATAGAAGGTTTTTATCAGGAGACACCGGAAATGGATAACGCCGATTTTGCAGAAACAGCAAAGGAAATCGTTAGGATATGCGTATTTCACCTAAAAAGGATCAAGCAAACAGACCCAGGGAAAGATGAGGCATTTAACGAATTAATCAAATGGTTAGAGGAAAATAAAAATGAAAAGAAGAGATAGAGCGTTCAACGCACCGTTTTCAACAATAATGGAAACAAATAAATACGAAATGTTCACAATGTACCACATAAATAGAAACGTTGATAAAATAAACAGGCTTGAAAAATCTATGTTGGAAATCGGTTTTTCACCTGCGTTTCCAATTATTGTCGTGGAGGGTGAAATGGGGTTGCTTGTAATAAAGTTCGGACACCACCGATTTATTACAGCCAAAAAGATTAATATTCCCGTTAAATATGTTGTGTGCGATCAGTCAGAAATACCATCAATATTTAATGCTGAAGACACAACGCGTCCATGGAACCTGAACGATTTCCATACCGCACACATGAAATATGGAAATAAAGCGAACCACATTGTTGAAGATTATCATACGAGGACAGGTATTCCCATTGGTTGCTGCGTTTCCTTGCTTTCAGGAGAATCGCCCAGTTCAGGAAATTATGCCAGGAGATTTAAAACTGGAAAGTATAAACCGTCGTGCGTTGCCTTTGCAAATGACTTTGCTGACATAGTGATTGAGCTAAAAAACCTTGGTTTTGACTTTGCATCAACATCAACTTTCGTAACGGCACTGTTTAAGGCGATTTGCGTAAAGGGCTTTCAGGTAAAGCACTTTCTGAAAAACATTAGCAGATACCAGCACCTTTTACAAAGGCAGCCAAACGTAGACAGAAATCTTGAGGCAATGGAAGCGGCATATAATCACGGGAGCAAAAATAAAATCCCACTTAGGTTTCTTGCCATGGAATTGTCAAGGCAGAGGTCGGCAACCAACCTTAGCCCACAAAAAAAGAAAGCCGTTAACGGCGGCAACCACAACGGCTTTAACAACGACTTCAGAGCAAACCTGAAAGAATATGTAAGTGAGATAACTACATAGTCTTCCGCCGTTTGTCAACACAAAACATAAACAAGGCCCGAACCACCGCCCTCGGCCTATCGCATAGCGACGGATGGGGGCATCAAACATATTTCACCTTCCACAGCGACGATAAAACCATGAGGTCGCCGCTTTGGGATCGCCGGTGCATCCCGCTTCTGACTCCAGCGCCGCCCTGGAGGATAAAAGCGCCCTCAATGTTGATAAGGGATGCAAGCTCACTGACAAGGCATTTTTCATACACCGGCAAACTGACGCAAGGGCGCAAAGGCGGCTTTCTTTAAAATCTAAGGAGCAACAATGAATTCATACCAAGAAGTTTATCAAACAATCGGAATCCACGCCCCTTATTTACTGCCGGCGTTTGCAGATAAATGGGAGCGGTTCCCGAATGAAGCCCATGGAAAAGAAATCGTAAAGGCTCTCAAGAAACAAGAGAGTTATTACAAAAAGTGCAAATACGATGAAATGGCCGAACCAATCACCGGCGCAATCAAGGCGATTGAGTCGAGATATTAATCCGCAACAGAAAGGAGGTGCGTCACGACTTAACTATAGGATTGTTTAGGTAATGGAATTTCACGAATGTGTCGCCGGGGCCCCGTTGAGATAACTTTAAAATCAAATTTTAAATGGGTGTGGGCCCCGGCATTCAAAACAAAAGGAGAAATGAAATGAAAGAGAACAATTGGGTAGAAATATTACTGGAATCTGCTGGCGTTATCGTCATGTTGTTAGTGCTCTACGTATTGTGGGCAATGGCGGCGGTGGTTTAGATGGGGAAGAGGTACCTATTCAACTGCGGACATTCGTCAAAAAATCCAAAACGCAACACATCGTTGGTTACGTGTCCCGTCTGCAAAAACGGGACAACAATGGCGCTTGGATTCGAGTGTCAGCGCGTCATGCTTAATCGTCGCGATTATAACCGAGGTCGCGCCGCAATGTACCACAGAAAAAGAGAGGCGTCGGCGGGCAAGAAAGAGCCAAAGCGTAATGCTGACTGCAAGCACTATGATCGATGCCTTTCTGAGTCTGCCTTCAAAAACAAAAAACTGGCCTGCTCCGGATGCGAAAAATATCAACCGGTCAAGATGGACGTGATGGATTTCGCCCGGTACGCGGAGCCTGTGAACATATACGCGGGGATGTCAACATGAAACCCCACATCGTTCCCACGGCGGAAATCGCAATGCTCTTAATGATGAGCGAGCAGTTCATCGATGCGACCAAAGAGAAAGGCCGACTGAAAAATATGCTGAAACGGCTCCAGAAAGCGTCAGTGAAAGAGGTTCAGCGGATGCCAAAACTCACAAACAGAGACAAGGATACCGTGCGTGATTTGGTTGTCGAATTTGGCAAGGTGACAAAGTGGGACAACAAACCCCTTCACTTCATCACGCACATATCTTTTTTTCTCGCCATGGTTGAGGCATCGGGGCACCAATACCGGGATGAAATGTTCAATGTGCTGAACTCCCTGGTTGATTATTACGACAGGGCAAACGATCACAAAATATTGTGTGACGCAGCGTTACGGCTTTAGAAAAATGGCAAAAAATAATAAAGGAAGCAAAACAATGAAACCATATGATGAGTTTTTGCGAGACAAAGAAGTGAATATTCAAAAGAGTGGATTTGAACCAATATATATGCCGGATGTTTTATTTGATTTTCAGAGAGACTTAACGGCATGGGCGGTCAGAAGAGGCCGGTCTGCAATATGGGCTGGGACAGGACTTGGAAAAACAGCTATGCAACTGGCATGGTCACAAAATGTACACCTTCATACCAACAAACCTGTTTTGATTCTTGCGCCACTTGGTGTTACAGCGCAAACTCGAAACGAAGCAAAAAACATGCTTGGATTGAATATCAAGGTTTGCATGTCAGGTGAAGACGTAATCAATGGAATTAACATTACAAACTATGAAAAACTCCATAAATTTGATCCATGGGTTTTTGCAGGAATAGCTCTTGACGAAAGCAGTTGTTTAAAAAATTTTACTGCAAAAACAAAACAGCAATTAATCGATATGTTTGGCAATACAGATTTTAAATTGTGTTGCTCAGCCACTCCGTCACCGAACGATTATACGGAGATCGGAAATCATGCAGAGTTTTTAAATGTATGCACCCGATTTGAGATGCTTGCCACATACTTTGTACACGATTCTGGATCAACACAAAAATGGAGGATCAAAGGACATGCAGAAAAAGAGTTTTTTAAATGGATATCCATGTGGGCCATCATGATCGAAAAGCCCTCTGACATTGGGTATTCAGACCAAAAAATGAAACTGCCACCGCTTCATTATTTTGAGCATAAAGTTGAATCCGAGACAGAACATGGAGAGCTGTTTGTGTCACCTGCCCAAACACTGAACGAGCGTCGAATTGCAAGACGGAAATCCATAGATAATCGATGCGCATTGGCTGCGAAAATAAACAACTCAACCAATGATCAATTTTTAAACTGGTGTGATTTAAACGATGAAAGCGCCACATTGACAAAAATGATTGACGGCGCTGTTGAGGTAAAGGGTGCAGACTCAAACGAGACAAAAGAAAAAAACATGCTGGCCTTTGCCAACGGAGATATAAAAAAGATGGTTATAAAGCCGAAAATTGCGCAGTTCGGCCTTAATTGGCAATCTTGCCATAATATGTGTTTTGTCGGACTATCCGATTCATTTGAGGCTTTTTTCCAAGCAGTGCGGCGGTGCTATCGATTCGGACAAAAACACCCTGTAAACGTCCATATCATCATATCGGAAAGAGAAGGTAATGTCCTTGAAAATATCAAGCGGAAAGAGGCAAACGCAAAGGCTATGCTGAGAAAAATGGTACAGCACACCAGCGTCAACACAGTTAAAGAAATTCGATCCACGGTTGTAAAAATAAAATCAAAAACACAATCATTTATACCACCAATGTTTTTTGAAACAAACGAGAGGAAAGCTGCATGATACTAAATCAAGAGCATTCGAAAAGCTGGAGTTTATACAATGCGGATTGTATTGAACTTATGAATAACTTTGACAGTGACTGCATTGATTATACCATTTTTTCTCCACCGTTTGCAGCACTTTACACATATTCAGACAGCCCGAAAGACATGGGAAATTGTCGAACGGATGATGAGTTTTACAATCATTTCAGTTTTGCGGTGGATGAGCTTTTCAGAATTACCAAATCAGGGCGTTTGGTTTCATTCCACTGCATGTTGATACCAGCAATGAAAGAGCGTGATGGATATATTGGGTTGAAAGATTTTCGCGGAGATCTGATTAGAATGTTTCAAGCCGCTGGATTTATTTTTCACGGCGAAGTCACAATCTGGAAAGATCCTTTGATTGAGGCGACCAGAACCAAAGCCCTCGGATTGATGCACAAACAACTTTGCAAAGACTCTTCCATGTGTCGACCTGGATTACCAGATTATGTCGTAACGATGCGCAAGCCCGGAGAAAATAAAAATCTGATTCAGCACCCCAATGGATTGTCTGTTTATGCCGGTGAAAAGGCACCCAATGGAAAGGTTTTGAGTCATGAGATTTGGCGAAAATACGCGTCTCCAATCTGGATGGACATTAGACAAACAAACACACTAAATAAAAACCCAGCAAGAGAAAGCAGAGACGAGAGGCACATTTGCCCTTTGCAGCTGGACGTTATCGAACGATGCCTGACCCTCTGGAGCAATCCAAATGATGTAATTTTTTCGCCATTTGGAGGCATTGGATCTGAAGGATATAAAGCGGTTGAAATGGGAAGAAAATCAATAGCAGTTGAATTAAAAGAATCGTATTACAATGTTGCGGTTAAAAATATGCGTATGATAGAGAATAAACCCGTTCAAATCGAAATGTTCGCAGGTGTGGCATGAAAATATACCTTGCATGTCCATATACCCATCATCAGTCCGAAGTCAGAATCCTACGGTTTCGAAAATCTTGTGATGCCGCGGCCAATTTGCTCAAAGAAGGGCATATCGTCATCAGCCCGATATCCATGAGCCATCCAATCGCCATATCAAACGATCTGCCACTGACTTTTGAGTTTTGGCAAAAACAAAACCACGCATTTATTGAATGGTGCGAGTCGGTTTACGTGCTCCAGATCGATGGGTGGGACACATCAAACGGC